AGTGAATTTGAGCCGTTAAATTTTGCCATAGGTGAATTAGAAGACCGTCTTTATGAGATGGCTGCAAGCGGTGATACAACGAGCGACACTTTCAAGGAAATGTCAGCCGAGGTTGGTCGTATGAAGAAAGCTATTATCGACACAGATTTAGCTATTGATAGTATGGCGCAAACTACGGCACAAAATATGGGCGGTGCTTTAGGTGGAGTAACGGCAGGTTTTGAACTTGCGGCAGGTTCTATGGCGGTATTTGGTGTTGATAGTGCAGCGGTAGAAGAGCAACTATTAAAAGTTCAATCAGCAATGGCGATAAGCCAAGGGTTGCAAGGTATAAAAGAAAGTATATCTAGCTTCAAGGCTTTAGGTATGATGATTAAATCTACTACTGCCTTTCAATGGTTGCTTAATGTAGCAATGAACGCAAACCCTATTGGTTTAATTCTAGCAGGTGTAGCAGCGTTAGGTGCAGCGATATATGCCTTATGGTCGCCTATTAAAAAGCTACGTGATTACTTCCTAGGTGTAAACGATAACCTTGTGGCGGTTAACGGTGAGTTAATGACAGCGATAGAGGGAGCAGAGAAGTTAGGGAAAATACTAGATAATAATAATAAGGCACTAGATAAGCTAATAGAAGCAAGTAGAAAACGAGGGCAACAGGCTTTAGAGTTATTAGAAGCTGAGGGTGCAAGTGATGAAGAAATACATAAGCAAAAACTTAGAAACCTTAAAGACGAAGAAACATTTAGAGTAGCAAAGTTAAAAGCAGCACAAACTTCCTATGATTCTGAAAAGATAGCGTATAAAGCGTTAGTAAAAGAGGGTAGAGACGAAGAAGCTAAAGCACTTAAAGAAAAGCTACAAACTTATAAGGATAACATAGAAGAGTTAAAAGCAGCGGATGGTGATTACTATCACAATAAGAAAGTTTTAGACATTGAAGAACAAAAGCGAGTAGAGCAACAACGTAAAGACGATTACGCAAAATATAAAGCACACCTAGAGCGTAAACTTGCTACTGAAAGAGAGATAGAAGACAGAAAGTTAGCTTTAACATTTGACAACGAAAAGAAAGAGCAAGAAGCAAGTAGATTACAATACGAAAGGGAGTTAGCAGATTCTAAAAGCCGTATTTTTGAAAGTGCAGAACAGCGTGAAGAGTTTGAAACAATACTTGCACAAGAAGCCTTTGAACGTAGAAAAGAGATTAGCGCGAAATGGGAAGCAGAGATAAGTAACATAAAGCTAGAAGGTGTTAAGCGTGAAGAGGAAACGATAGCAGAGTATAAAGCACAGGTAAGAGAAGAGCAAGTACAAGCAGACACTACCCACATTCAAGAAGATATAGACAATGCTAAAGCAGCAATGAACGCACGTTTAGATATTGCTAAAAGTGGTTTTCAAGCATTAAGCGACTTAGCAAATGTATTTGCAGGAGATAGTGAAGCGCAACAAAGAAAAGCGTTTAACATAAATAAAGCAGCAGGTATTGCACAAGCGACAATAGAAACTTATCAAGCAGCAAGTGGTGCTTATGCTTCTCAAATGTCTATACCTTCACCAGATGCACCTATTCGTGCAGCAGTTGCAGCAGGTATTGCTGTTGCTTCTGGTATTGCTAGGGTTGCAGCTATTGCAAAAACTCAATTTGGTGGTGCAGGTGGTGTATCGTCAACAAGTGTAGGTGGTTCTGTACCAACTGCTGAGGCAAGACCTGCCCAATTCAATGTAGTAGGTAATACAGGAACTAACCAACTAGCAGAAACTTTAGGAAGTCAACCTTTAAAGGCTTACGTAGTAGGTGCAGACGTAACAACACAACAAAGTTTAGATAGAAACAAGACTAATACGGCGAGTTTATAAAATACAACAGAACAACAATTAACCGTTAGATAAATAAAAGAAGATATGAGTTTAGATAAGATTTACAAAATGCTTGAAAGCAACAATGTTGAATTGAAAAGTGAGAAGATAGAATTAACTGCCGTTTCAGATATGGAAGCAATCACTAAGGATGTTTTAAAAATATCAAGTGATAAATCAATAGTAAAAAAAGCTGAAAAACTCGAATCTAATCTTAATCAAGCATTTCAAGACCTAGATAACCTACAAAAAGACTATTCTAATCAGAGAAAAATAGCAGACACTAAAGTTTCAGAACTTAATAAGGCTTTTACTAAGTTAAATAAACAAGCAAAGGAGTTAGGTGTTAGTGTAACAGACCTACCAATTTATAAAGATTATTTAAAAGCACAAGACGCAGTAAAAGAATACAGTAGAGAAGCACAAGATGCATGGAATAAGGTTTATAAATTTAAAAAGTAAACATGGCAAAACTAGAAAGAATTGAAATGTATATCAAAGACGAACAAGAAGACGGTGTATTCGCCGTATCACTTGTAGAAAGTCCAGCGATAGAAGAAAACTTTATAGCACTATCTAAACATAAGATAGACTTAAAGGTAGTAGACGAAGAACGTAGAATAGTAGTAGGCTTTGCACTTGTTCCAGAGAAAGAGATTTATCGTAAGATGAAGATCAACGGAGAAGATAAAGAGTTTAACATCTTTTTCAGTAAGGAAACGGTAGCGAAGACTGCACATCTTTACATGAAGAACCTTAACCAAGCAAACGTAACAGCAGAACATGAAAAGCCTGTAACGGATTGTACGGTTGTGGAAACTTGGATGGTAGAAGATAAGGATAACGATAAGTCTAACATTTGGAAACTTGGCGCACAAGGTGGTGAGTGGGTTATTATGATGAAGATAGACAACGAAGAAGAGTGGAACGATATTAAAGAGGGTAAGAAACTAGGCTTTAGTATTGAAGGTGCTTTTCAAGGGTTTGAGCAGTTAGCATCTAAACAACCAACAGAGGAAGAAATCATAAACCAAATTAAAAACATAATCAATGGCTAACGACAACATCAACTCACCCACAAGTGGTAACTCATTAAACTATGAAGAACAAAACTAAAAGTAAGACAAGTCCTAAAGGTGGTAGAAGAGGTTGCCTAGGTAAAGATGGTAAATACTCTATTGAGAATTGTAACGGTGATTTAGAAGCACAAGGTATTGGGCAGACCACAGGACAAGGCACAAGTAATATCGTAAGGAACTAAAAATACAACAGATAAATTAATAAACGTTAAATAGATATGAATAAAGAGATTATGAAAAAGGTAGCCAACATTAAACACGATGTTGAGCTTAAAAGTGAAAAGGTTGAATTGGGCGTAGTTCAAGATATGAAAAAAGAAGCAAAGCGAGGCGAAGCAATTATTAAAGCTACAATGGAACAAGTAGAAAGAGTTGAAACTGCAACAAAAGAGTTAAAATCCTTAGCTAAACTTTCTAATGATTATATTAATATAATGGCTACCACGTTTAATAATGCAGACGATATAGCAAAAGACTTAGGAGTTTCAGTAACAGACATACCAGAGCAGAAGATACACGACCAAGTTTATAATAATTTACGCAAGGCAAATAAATTCGCAAACGAAGCAATTAAATAATATGAAAGTAGAACTAACAACACTTGATAAAATCAAGAAAGCACTAAACATCGAGATAGAGATGGCGACAGTAACAGTAGACAACGGAGCAGCAACTTTAGAAGCTGAAGTATTTGAAGCAGGACAACCTGTATTTATCGTTAATGAAGACGAGCGTATAGCACTTCCAGTAGGTGAATACCTTTTAGACGATGGGATGGTTCTAGTAGTAGCTGAGGAAGGTATCATAGCTGAGGTTAAAGAACAAGCAACAGAAGAAGAAGCAGTAGAAGAGGAAGAGGTAGCAATGGATGATAAACCAAACGAAACACCTTTACCAAAGTCTGTTATTGAATCAGTAGTTAAGGAAACTAAGTTCTCAGCAGAAGATGTTGAAGCACTTAGAAACGAGATTACAGAACTTAAAGCACAAGTAGCAGAATTAAGTAAAGAAGAGGTTAAGGAAGAAGTAGAGTTAACAGAAGAAGTTAAGCCTATTACACACAACCCAGAGAACGTAGTAGAAAAGCAAGGTATCAAGTACGGAAGTGCTAAACATGATACGCCACTTTCAAGAGCGTTTGCAAGACTAAGTAAATAAATTAATTAAACAAATAAACAAAAAACAATGGCAACATTTTATTCAAATGATGAGGCGTACAACAAAGAGATAGCTATTTCAGCTGCTTATACTGTATTGGCTTCTGACAACGGAGCAGTTTACACTTTAGACGCAGCAGGTGGTGCAGCGGTAACTCTTCCAACATTAGCAAAAGGACTTAGATACAAGTTTGTAGTAGCATCGGCGTTTGCATCTACTAATTGGGTAGTATCTTCTTCTGAGGGTGATAACATTAACGGACTTGTAGCAGATATGGGTACTACACCTGCAGTAGTATTAGCATCGGGTGAAGACCAAATCAACTTTGTAGCAACAGCAGAATCAATCGGTGATTACGTTGAATTTATTGCAGACGTAGACAACTCACAATGGATTGTAAACGGAATGTGTGGAGTTAACGGTGGTATCACAGCAACAGACCCTTCATAATTAAGTAAATAATATTTTAAAAAATAAACAATGGCAACAATTAACAGTTTAACTACTTCATATGCAGGTGAGAGTGCAGGGAAGTATGTAGCAGCAGCACTATTAAGTGCAAACACTATTGATAAAAATGGTGTAACAGTAAAAGCTAACATCAAGTATAAAGAAGTATTGAAGAAAATCTCTTTGAACGATGTAGTAAAAGATGCAACTTGCGACTTTACAGCAACTTCAACACTTACTCAAACAGAGCGTATCTTAACGCCAGAGGAGTTTCAAGTAAACTTACAACTTTGTAAGAAAGACTTCCACGGAGATTGGAACGCAGCAGAGATGGGTTACTCAGCACACGATGTACTTCCTAAGTCATTCGCTGACTTTATTATTGCACACGTAGCAGCTAAAGTAGCAGCAAAGAACGAAACTAACATTTGGAGTGGTGTTACAGCTAACGCAGGTGAGTTTGACGGTTTTGAAACTTTGATGTTAACAGCAGCAGGGCAACCAACAGCACAAGAGATTGCAGGAACTACTTTAACAGCAGCGAACATCATTGCACAAGCACAATTAGTTACCTCTGCAATTCCTACACGTTTGTACGGTTCACCAGATTTGAAACTTTATATGCCACAATCGGCTGTATTGTTCTACATCCAAGCATTGGGTGGATATGGTGCGTCTGGATTGGGTGCTAACGGTATTCAAGGACAAGGTACACAATGGTACACAGATGGTTCACTTTCATTAGATGGTATTCCAATTTTCATGGCTAACGGAATGAGCGACAACGTAATGATTTGTACTACTACTGAGAACTTAGTATTCGGTACTGGTCTTATGAATGACGCACAAGAAGTTAAAGTTATTGATATGGCAGACATTGACGGTTCACAAAACGTAAGAATTGTAATGAGATTTACTGCAGGTGTTCAAATCGTTAACGAAGAAGACATGGTTACTTACGGAATCACTAACGGTTCTAACTAAGATTAACTAAACTAAGTAAAAGGGTGGGTAAAAGTGCCTACCCTTTTTTATTAACTAAAAAAATATATAAAAATGGCATGTGATATAACAGCAGGTAGAATAACACCATGTAAAGATTCAATCGGGGGTCTTGATGCGGTTTATTTTATCAACGATTCTGAAAACTTAGATGCGAGTACTATAACTTATAATGCAAACGGTGAGGGTATCACTTCTGCTACAGGTTCAAGACACGCATTTCACTACGATTTAAAAGGGGAGCAATCTTCTTTTACTCAAACTGTAACAAGTTCAAGAGATAACGGTACTACTTTCTACGAGCAAGTACTTGAATTAACTTTACCAAACCTATCTTTAGCGGATAACAAAGAACTTAAATTGTTGGCTTACGGTAACCCACAAGTTATTGTAAAGGATAACAACGGTAAATTCTGGATGATGGGATTACAATTCGGTGCAGACGTAACAGGTGGTACAACTGTAACAGGTGGAGCAATGGGAGATTTAAGTGGATATACTTTAACTCTAACAGCAAAAGAACCTGTAATGGCTAACTTGTTTGATTCCACTACAGAGGCAGCATTAGCAACTGCGGTTGGTCTTGTTATCGTTAAAGGAGATGGTACGTTCGTATCTTAATCTTAACTAAACAACTTAGAAGCCCTCACTTAATCGGTGGGGGTTTTCTATTTTAAAACAATTCACTAATTTTTCGTTTAATAAGTATGATAATACTACAACAAAGCGTAAGCTCACAATCTTTTCTAGTTATTCCTAGAAGCTACACAGCAGATAGTATTGATATTGAAGAAGAGGGTACAGATGTAGTAACTAATTATACACCTACATTTTCAAGGGTAGACTATAACGATACCACAGACGCAACAGGAACGTATTTAAAGATAGTAGACACGTTTACTCTAGTAGAAGATAAGTTTTATAAGCTAACGGTTAAAAACGGTTCTGCGGTGATATATAAAGATAGAATATTCTGTACTAATCAAACAGGAACATCTTTGGAGTATTCAATTAATAACGGTGAGTACGTAGATAACGCAACCGACAACGATTTTATTATATACAATGACTAACGAAAATAATATACAGGTATTAAACCTTGCTGAATATCAATCCCCCGAAGTTGTAGAAAACAATCGTGAGGATTGGGTAGAGTATGGCGAAAGTAACGACTACTACGATTGGCTTGTTGAGCGTTACCATAAATCATGTACAAATAATGCCGTTATTAATAACATGGCACGTTTGATATATGGAAGAGGTTTACACGCATTAGACGCTTCAAGACACCCTAACGAGTACGCACAATTCAAGTCAATGATAGGTAGCGAAGACTTGCGTAAACTTTCTTTAGAGTTAAAGATGTTAGGGCAAGGACATTTACAAGTTCACTACAATAAAGCACACACTAAAATATTAAAGGCATATCACATACCTACATCGTTAATACGCCCTCAAAAGTGTAACGCAGATGGAGATATAGAGAACTACTACTATTCAGATAATTGGGCAGATACTAAGAAATTTGAACCTAAAGCATATCCAGCTTTTGGAACATCTACTAAAGAGGTTGAGATACTTTGCATTCGCTCTTATTCTGTTGGATTAAAATACTTTTCAAGTGTAGACTATCAAGGTTGTTTACCTTATTGTGTACTTGAAGAAGAGATAGCAGACTTTTTAATTAACGATGCTCAGAACGGTTTTAGCGGTACTAAGGTGATTAACTTTAATAACGGTACAGGAACACCCGAAAGCAGAGATGAAACAAAGAGAACCATACTAAGAAAGTTGACAGGTTCAAAAGGGGAGAAGGTTATTATCTCTTTTAACAATAACGCAGAATCAGCAACAACGGTAGAAGACTTACCTTTAGATGATGCACCCGAACACTACTCTTACCTTTCTACGGAGTGTGTAAATAAGATATTAGTAGGACATACAATTACAAGTCCTATGTTAGTTGGTGTTGTACCAGATAATCAAGGGTTTTCATCTAACGCAGATGAGATAGAAGTAGCTAGTAAATACTTTTACAATACAGCTATTAGACCTTTTCAAGATTTAATTATTGAGGGTATAGATAAACTTTTAGCATTTAACAATGTTACGTTAGATTTATACTTTAGAAGATTAAACCTACTAGAAGATGTTGAAGCAGACCAACAAGCAAAGGAAGAAACACAACTTAAATTTAGCTCACAGATTGAAGACGCTTTAAAAGGTTTTGGAGAAACTATAGACCCTAACGAATGGGAGTTAATAGATGAACGAGATGTTGACCTAGAGAAAGAAGATGATTTAAACGCACAAGTACAAGAGTGGGAGAACTCACTTAAAGAACCTAAAAGCCTACTGAGTAAAGTAGTTAATTTCGTAAGTACAGGAACAGCAAGACCAAATAGTAAAAGTACACAGGATAAAGAAGTTGAAGGTTTTTATTTTAAGGTGCGTTACGAGTACACAGGCAACCCAACACCAGAAAGAGATTTTTGTAAGGTAATGATGAGAGCTAACAAACTTTACAGAAAAGAGGACATCGAGCAAATGAACTCTAATTTAGTAAACGCAGGACACGGACACGAAGGGCAAGCATACGACATTTTTAAATATAAAGGTGGTGTAAATTGCAACCATAAATGGAAGCGTAAAACCTTTGTAAGTGCTTCAAAGAGTATAGATACTAAAAGTCCAAACGCAACAACGGTAAGCACAAATAAAGCACAGAAATTTGGGTATAGAGTAGATAACCCTAGCGAGGTATCAATGATGCCTAAAGATATGCCTAATAACGGACACCACCCAAACTATAAAGGATAATGGCACAAGCACTTTTTGTAACAACAGCAGACATAAATAAATTCACAGCCTTAAACGGTAATATTGATGTAGACAAGTATATTCAATTTATCAAGGTTGCCCAAGATATTCACATCCAAGGTTTTTTAGGCACAGACCTATTTAATAAGATAAACGATGATATTGTAGCTTCATCTTTAGCAAGTCCATATACAACGCTTCTAAGCACTTATATTAAGCCTATGGTAATATGGTGGGGAATGGTAGAGTATATGCCTTACGCTGCTTATATGATAGCAAATAAAGGCGTGTATAAAAAGACAAGTGAGAACGGAGAAAGTATTGAAAAGAACGAAGTAGATTTTTTAATTGAAAAGGCTAGAGATACAGCACAACATTATACAGAGCGATTTATAGAATATATATGTAACAATTCTAGTACATACCCAGAGTACAACAGTAACTCAAACGGAGATATGTACCCAGATACAAATAATAATTTCAGCGGATGGGTAATTTAAAGACAAAGGTTTACAAGCCAAAACAAGAGAACGTAATTAAGCTAAATACATTCTTAAAAACAATTAAACATGGCAGATAGTAAAATAAGCAACTTAACGGCAGGAACGGTTGCAGCAGTTGATAGTTTCCCATTCGTACAAAGTGGAGTTACTAAGGTAGATACTATACAAGGTATTATAGACCTTAACACTAATCTAGCGGATGCAGACCAAACGATAAGTTCAGCAAGTAGAGTTATTACTTTAAACGGTAACACAAGTTCTGAGAGTTTAACTTTTGATAAGTTAGACGGTACGGATATAATGCAAATCGCAGGAGATGGAACTATCGGAGTTGGAAGTGCTCCAAACGCATCAAACAGGTTAACCGTTGTATCAACAGGATTAACAGCAGGAATACGAGCGCAAGGAACAGGAACTTATGGATTCTATTCTGCAGGTGCTATGAGTAGTTGTATATTTGGCGATACTACTGCATCAAATGGAAAAGGGGTTTATGCTAAAGCGCAAGGAACAAGTGGTTCTTGTGTTGGTCTTTTGGCTGAGTCTGTTGGTGTTAATAGTGGAACCAACAGAGGCATTCAAGTTTCAGCTTCTGGTGCTACTACTAATAACTACTCATTAGATATTGTGGCAGGAGATATAAAGTTCTCTCAAGCCTCACAAGTCATAGAGTTAAACGGAGCGACCTCGGCAGACACGGTAGCGTTCAACAACGGTTCAAGTGATATACTTACTATTGCAGGGGATAGTACAATAGGAGCTGGTATTGCTCCAGCTTCAAATACTAGGTTTTCATTAAGCAATTCAGGTTTTACAAATGGGATAAGTATAACAGGAACAGGAACTTTTGGTTATAGATTAAGCGGTTCAACTACAAACGGATGTTATATAGAAACAACTGGCGCGAATAGCGGTGCAATTACAGGAATAGTAACAGGAGCAACAGGAACGAACACTGCATTAAGAGGAACAGCAACAACAGCCAACACAGGGAATAATTATGCCTTAGTCTTGAACGCTAGTGGTGCTAGTGGTGTAAATTATGCAATTAATCTACAATCGGGCGATATTGCTTTACCTTCTGGAGCAACAGGATTTACAGGAACTGGAGCTTACACAAACTTTACAATAGAGAAGGGGATAATAACCAACGCTTCATAAAAATAATTATCTTTAACAAAAAAAACAATGGGAGTATTAATAAACAAAACAGAAGAGAAATCAATCCTAATCAAAGGCACAGAAATTGAAGTACCAAGCGTTTACGGTAGGTTAACTTTCGTGGCTAGAGAGGATGGGCAAACACTTGAGGTAGTAGTAACAACTTACGCAAGTAAAGACGCTTATAAAGGTGGTAGTTCACCACTTACAACAGACGTGCCAACAGGTAGCTTTAAAGTTGAAGAGTTAGCACCAGAAGAAACGCAAGGAGTAGAGACGGCGCATAAATACGCTATTCAAGTTTATAACGATTTAGGTTACGATACAACAGAACTATAAGATGTCTATTACACTATCCAAATTTTGCGCTTACTTTCTAACTTCATTAGTTGCGTTCTTTGCACCTATACTATACGCTTTTTACATCGTGATAGCTTTAGTGTTTATTGATACTGCTTTTGGTATAATGAGAGCAGGGAAAAGAGATGTTAAACAAATTAAAAGTAGGAAGTTATTCTCTTTAGTTACTAAGTCAACCGCTTACTTTTTACTTGTGATATTAGCACAGTCCATAAGTTACGTTGAACCACAGATACCTTTTGTTAAACTTGCTTTATTTGGTATTGGTTTTATTGAGATTAAAAGCATAGACGAAAACTTTAGAGGTATATTTGGGTATTCTTTTATTGATAAGATTTTACAAGCCTTAAAATTTGTAAAAGATATTAAGAGAAAAGGCGAGAAGTAACATATATTTTGTATATTAGCGGTAATTCTTTTCATAGTTGAATTATGTTTGGGCGGTGCTATCTTTTGGTAGTACCGTTTTTTTGTTTATATTAGCAGAAATAAATCTTATAAAGGTCCACTTTTAAATCAACTAAAGGGAGTAGAGAGAAAGGCTTGAAGCTCCCTTTTAAACTTAAACAATTATGAAGAAATTTGAATTAGTATTTGCCCTATCATGGGTTGTGGTATTCACTTCCATTGTGTGCTTATCAATAGCAACACTAAAGAAAGAGCCACAAGAGAAAATGTATTTAGAAGATAACGCAGTAATTTATAACAGATAAGATATGGCAGACCACAGACAAATAGTACCGTTTTTTATTAAATGGGAAGGCGGATTAAGTAATGATAAAAGCGATTCAGCAAGTTCAAACCCATGTCCATTAACAATAGATGGAATTGGTGGTTACCACACTAACAAAGGTGTAACTTATTCAGCTTGGGTAGGTGTATTCGGTAAGAATCAAAACGAAAGATTCGTTGAAATGAATGAACATGATTGGGGTTTAATATTTAAATCTAAATATTGGGATGCTGTAAAAGGCGATGATATAGAAAGCCAAGCAATAGCAAATGTTCTTGTTTCTTGGGCGTGGGGTTCTGGTGCTAAAACAGCAGTAAGACAAATTCAAAGAGTAGTAGGAGTTACTAGAGATGGTATCATAGGCAAGAATACTCTAAAAGCTATTAATGAACGTAACGAATTAGAACTATTTGACGAATGTATCAAGCAAAGAGAATCATTCTTTAGATATATTTGTGAGCGTACACCAAGAAACAAACGATTCTTAAAAGGATGGCTTAACAGATTGGAAGATTTCAATAATAAATTCAGACCAGATGAAAAATAAAACATTAATCGTAACGGCTTTAATTATCCTAAGTGGATGCAGTACACCACACAAGGTTAGAAAGTACAACAGAGCGAAGGAAAACCTACTTAAAAGCGGTTTAACGATACCTATAGACACGGTAACTATCACAAGTACTGACACTATTACTGAAATACTAACGTCAAACGATACTACCTACATTACTAAAACGGTTACAAAGAATATAACCTTAGAGCCTATTGTGGAATATAAGACAAGGTGGCAAGTAAGAACGGAATATAAAGAGCGTATTAAGTACATTAAGGAAGAAACGAAGCAAGAGAAGGAGAAGACTAAACAAGTTAAAGCAGAGAACCGTAAAAGTAATTGGTGGAAGTGGTTACTTCTTGGTCTTGTTGTAGGTTATTTAATAAATGTTATCTTAGCAATTAAATCAGTATCAAACAAAATATATAAACATGACTAGGAAAAGATTATTTTACGACATTGAAACATCATTCTGTGAAGGTTGGTTTTACAGACCAGATTGGAATACTAGAATTTATCCACATCAAATTAAAGAACACGCTAAAATTATTTCAATACATTGGAAGTTTGAAGGTGAGGATAAAATACACAATTTACATTGGGGGTTAAATAAGCAATGCGACAAAGCAATGTTAAAGAAATTTATTAAGGTGTTAGATTCAGCTACTGAGGTTGTACATTACAATGGTAAGAAGTTTGATACGCCTTGGTTAAGACAAAGGGCAATGTTTCACGGATTAGAGTTTAAACATTCTTATAATGAAGTTGACTGTTATAGTTTAGTGAAAAAATACTTAAAACAGCTTCCAGATAAAAGGTTAAAAGGTGTATGTGATTACTTTAACCTACCATCAAAACTAGATGCAGGTGGACACATGACGTGGGTTAATGTTATATACAATAAAGACCAAGAAGCGTTAGACCATTTACTTTATTACGGAGATGGGGATATAACAAGTTTAGAAGCTGTATTCCAAAAACTTAGACCTTACGTAGATTCTAACACACATTACCATATAGACCTTGTAGACGTAGGAGATAATAAGCTAGTAAGTAGTAAATTCTTCTGCCCAGAGTGCGGTGGTCTACTTCAATGGAACAAAGAGTACGTAACAAAGAGTGGAACGGTTCAACATTACATGAAGTGCAGAGATAAATCATGTGCCACATATCACAAGATAAGCAACAGAGATTACATGAACTACATTAAATACACAATGAAAAACAATATTAAATAAAACTTCTATAAGTCGGTTAGGTTAAGGGTTTGCAGAGATGTAGACCCTTTTTTATTGAAATTAATTTAATATTTTTGTTGATAAAGTTTGATAGTTATAAACATTGTTTGTATATTTGAGTATACGAAAACACAAAAACAAAGAAATTATGAAAAACAAAGTAGAAAAATACGAAAGTATAAAAGCAGAATTAATAGTATTAATAGATAGACATGGATATTGGTCAGAAGAAGTCTTAGATTTTAATTCTAACTTAGATTACGATACAATGATGAGAGTTAATAACGAGATTAAGTCACAACTGAAATAAACCAAACAAAATGAAAAGTAAAACAAGAGAAGTAAGCAAGTATGAAATTGCAAAAAGTATTTTAGAAATGGCTGGAGATATTCTAAAAAAACAAAAAGGGAATGTATCTCCAAAAGAGTACGACAATTTACAGATACAGTTTGACCAAACGTTATTGATAGCAAACAAAATAATTAAAGGAGAAATTTAAGATATGACACTAAGAGAAGAGTACAACAAAGCATGGGAAGAAAGAGAATGGGAAGAGGTAAGAAGATTATTTATATTATTAGTTAGAGCTGAAAAAGGCGAAGACTACGAGTTAATAGAAAGCCTACCAAAAGGAGATAGAAATAGTACAGTAATAACAAACGTAAAAAAGGGATATGATTACTAAAGCAATTACAAAGACAGCAGAAGAGCTTTTAATGTGGGAACAACTAAAAGTTAAAACACTTGAAAAGAAAGTTTTAAACCAAAGAAAAACAATAGAGGCGTACAAAGAGAAATTAGCAATAGTTAACAATACAAAAAAAGGAACGTTTTATATCTATTGGAAAACATCAGAGAAACAATTACGCCAACAATTAAATCACAACAAGGAGTTACAAAGAAAACTTAACTCTATGTCTGAAATAATGATAACAAACAAACTGTAAAAGATATGTTAAGAGTAAAAGCATTAGATAAGATTAAAAGAACATTCCTAAGAGACGAAGTAAGTTGGGATGATAATATCTACCAACCAAAGATTAAAAGCACTTACACGCCAGAAAAAGCATCTTATAACGAAGTATTCGAGCATATACACAACCAATTAAAACCAAAACAATAATAATAACAACTTAAAATTTAAATTATGAAAACAATTAAAAAAGGAACATTTGAAGCGAACTACCCAATTAGTAAACTAAAGCAGTCGCTTGTAAATAGAGACATTGTAGAAAACCATTCTAATAACTTTTCTAAAAAATTAAACGAATATGGATGGTTATCACCAGTAATAATAGACGATAAGGGTAATATTATAGAAGGACACCACAGGGTGTTAGCTTCTGAAAAGTTAAACTTAAATAGTGTACCTGTTTATATTGTTGATTGGGTAAACACAAAAGACCTAGATGAGTACCAAAAATATATAATAAGCCTAAATAATTCTAACAGGGCTTGGTCTGCTTTAGACTACTTAAAAAGTTTTTCTCGTAATAAAGAATCATATCTTTATGTTTATAACCAATTAATAGCATCTAAAGCTGTTTTTTCTGTTGGTAATGTTTTAAATATATATTTTAACTCTGGTTCAAATCAGACGTTTAAAGATGGCAGAAGCTCAATAAAGAATCAAGATTTTAGTGAATACCTTTATGATAATTTTTTAAGATTAAAATCTTTATTCGGTGGTAAAAAGTTTCAAGCATTCACTATTAATAGAGTTTGTCATTTTGCACACCAAAAAATAAAAGGGAATAAAAAAGAAATGGAGTTTATATTTGCACAACTAGAAGAACTTGCAAAAAGTGATAGTGCTACCTTGTCTTCTGTTGAAATGATTAGACCATGGTTAAATAGACAATTAAAAATATATAGAAACAATTAAAACCAAAACAATGAACATAGAACAAATAAAAGAGTACATTAAAAACGAAGGACTAGACGTTAAGTCTAAGAAGAGAAGTTTAGCATACCGTAGAGCGTACCTTTACAAGTACATAAGAAGTGAAATAGGTTTTAGTTATGAAAGTATAGGTAATATGTTTAACCGTGACCACGCAACAGTAATGCACGGCGAAAAACTTTACAACAGGTTTAGAACAGACCCTGTATTTATAGGACACGTAATAAAAGAACTTGGAGATTTTCCAATAACAGAAGAACCGATAAACCTACCTAATAAGAATTTAGTATTAATGAGGTTTGACAAAGAGATGTATTTAAAAGTTCAGCTTTACAGAATAAATAACCAGATACCAACTAACGAAGAAGCAATTAAACGAATAATAGAAACGATATGAAAGTACATATAGAAAACAGGGGATGTAGCATATTAGACGGACTGCAAGCAGTTAAGCAGTATATTATAGATTATAGATATAAAGAAACTTTAGGAACAAGCGGAACAAAAGTTTTTCATGTTAGAGGTTCTAATCATGTTTCGTGTAAAAAAACTAAAACAGGTAATTATACTTTTACGGTATGGTTGGCCAAGTAAATATATAGATATGAAAGTAACAGATAAGATAGAGATAACAAACGAAGACAACATGGCTTTAATGGCTAGATATCCAGATAACTATTTTGATTTGGCTATAGTAGACCCACCTTACGGATTAGGTGATAGGCTCTCTAATGGTGGTGGAAAAAGAAAAAACGACCCATCAAGATTACTTTATGTAGATAAAGATTGGGATTGTTTGCCAACTGCTGAATATTGGAAGGAATTATTTAGAGTTTCTAAAAATCAAGTTGTTTTTGGTGCAAATTATTTTATTGAACATTTACCAAACACAAGGGGTTTTGTTTGTTGGGATAAAAAACAGGCAATGCCGACCCTTTCTGCTTGCGAATTAGTTTGGACTTCTCTAGATAAACCTGCTAAAATAATGAAAAAGACAAGTACAGACCTTAATAGATTTCATCCAACTCAAAAACCAACATACGTTTATGAATGGATGTTTAAGTATTGCAAAGTAGAAGAAGGGATGAATATCTTAGACACTCATCTAGGAAGCGGAAGCAGTGCTATAGCTTGTCACAATTTAGGTTTTGAATTAACAGCTTGTGAGTTAGACGCGGATTATTACGATGCTTCAATCAAACGAATTAAGAATCATATAGCACAACAAAGATTATTTTAAAAAACTTTACTATATTCGCAACCATTAGGCAACTATTTACGTCTATACAATAGGTCGCTCTCACACCATAAGACCACGAGCATTATTTTAACCCTTATTTGGGAGCTAGAGGTGAGAGCCTAGCTTTTAGATAGGGGTTTTTTATTTTAATTTATTTTATATGATTTACAAATTATTAGATTCGCAAGACCAAGAAAAATGTATTGAAATTCAAATTACATCTTCACAAGATATTGAGTTAACAATTTATGAACATCTTCAACATTCAACAGAAGTAAATAGCGTTATTATAGATAAGAATAATTTATACACGTTGATTGGTGCTTTACATTCAATTCAGAAACAACTAAACTAAAAAACTATGAAGCTGACAAAAAGAAAAGCGTTTAAGTTCTTTAGAAGTTATTACGATGTCTATAACGAACTTGAAAAAGATAAGGATAAGATAGCCTTTATTGAGGCATTGCTAGATAAGCAATTCTTAGGTAAAGAACCAACCGAGTTAACAGGTATTGCAAAGTTTGCTTACATTAGCCAAGTCAACAGTATAGATTCGCAAGTGTCTGGTTATGAGACTAAAACAGGTACTACCCTAGGGGGTAGCATAGGGGGTACGCAAGGGGCTTCACTACAGGAGAAAGAGAAAGAGGAAGAGGAAGTACAATACAGTATAGATTTTTCTTCATTATTAGACTTCATAAACACCACGACTAAACGCAGTTTTAAAACTATAAACAAATCCGTAAAACAATCGTATATTGCAAGGCTTAAAGATGGATATACTAAAGACGATATTAAACAAGCGATTACAAACGCTGTAAACACTCAATACCATAAAGACAATAACAACCAATACTTAACACCAGAGTTCTTTAGTAGAAGCGCAACGTTAGATAAGTATAGCCAAACTGCGGAGAGTACGATGATAGAAGACCCTGTTGTTAAAATGGCTATGGAGTTAAACAAGAAATACGAAAATAGATAATTATGATAGAATTAATACAAGGCGACTGCTTAGAAGTAATGAAAGATATACCCAGCGGTTCAATAGATGCTATTATAACAGACCCACCCTACGGAACAACAGCCTGTAAATGGGATAGTGTTATTGACTTTGAATTGATGTGGGAGCAACTGAACAGAATTATTAAACCTAATGGTGCAATAGTTTTATTTGGTAGTGAGCCGTTTAGTAGTGCTTTACGAATGAGTAATATTAAGAATTATAAATATGACAATATTTGGAATAAGGTTAGGAAAACAGGGCACTTAAATTGCAATAAACAACCCCTTAATATTTATGAAAATATATCTATTTTTTACAAAAAGCAATGTACTTATAACCCACAAAAAACAACAGGTCACAAAAGTTATGACAAATCAAAATACAATACTAAAGAAAAATACTCACCCAATGTTTATGGTAAACTTCACAGGAACGAAAAGAAGAACGAAGGCGAAAGACACCCGACAAAACTGGTTAAATTTTCACAGGATTGGAAAAGGCAAGACCAAATGCACCCAACACAAAAACCAGTAGCACTAATGGAGTACCTAATTAAAACTTACACCAACGAAAATGAAACGGTTTTAGATTTTACTATGGGTTCTGGTAGTACTTTGGTAGCTTGTCAGAATACAAACAGGAACGGCATAGGAATAGAGAAAGACGAAAACTATTTTAAGATTGCACAGCAACGGATAAAAGAAAATGAATATAAACTATTTTAACTATGATACTAAGTAAAGGATCAGATAATGAATATCTACTAGACTACAAACACGATAGGTTAGTAAAAGGTTTAGGTATCGGTTGCGAGTTAGACAAGCACCTAAGATTTAAACGAGGGCAATACAACGGAGTGCTAGGTGGTAACAACGTAGGAAAGACTTACTTTATGACTTGGTATTTTCTTTGTCTATCAATTAAACACGGTTTAAAGTGGGGGTTGTGGATGGATGAAAACAAGAAGGGTAGAGTGTTGAGAGATTTAGTACAGTTCTATACGGCTAGAAAACTTAAAGACTTAACCGATAAACAAGTACTAGACACGGTTGCAATACTAGAAGATTGGTTTTACTTTGTGGACAATAGACAAATGTATAAGCCAGAAGAGTTATTAGCTTTGTTTGAGCCGTTGGATATTGATGGGGTTTTACTAGACCCATTTAACCAACTTAACAGACCTGTTGGATATTCTGAAAACATACCATTCATAAGAAACTTGAAACATTGGTGTAAGGTAAACGACAAAACATTATATTTAACGATGCACCCGAACACAGAAACACAAAGAAAGAGTAGCCAATATCCAGAAGGACATATTTGGGCAGGGCAACCCCAAATGCCCCTAAAGCACAATAGTGAAGGCGGGAGTACCTTTTCCAATATGAGCGATGATTGGATAAACCTAAACAGATTAAACAAACTAGAATCTATGAAGTACATAACAATGGTAGATATAGACAAGGTTAAAGATGTTGATAGCGGTGGTTCAATTACCCAAAGCGAAGAGCCTTTAATGTTTCACTTTAATAACGGTTTAGGTTTTGAAATCATGGGAATTAATCCAATACAGGAAGCACTTAAACAAAAAAATAGTATATTGCAACCATCAAACGATTTTTAATTATGAAGAAAAAACTAAAAGAGTTACAAGAATTGGTAGACAAGTACGGTTATTGGTCAAGAGAAGTTAGAGAATTTAATGCTACTTTAGACTATGATATTATGAAAGTTTTAAATAGTAAGGTTAAGAGATGAAAGTAACAGACAAGATAACAATCACGAACGAGGATAACATGGAGTTAATGAAACGCTATCCAGATAACTATTTTGACCTATCGATAGTTGACCCACCTTACGGAATAGATATTGCTAAAAATGGTAAACTAAAAAGCAACTCTAAATTTGATAGAGGGTTTAAAAAAGACATTGATTATGGTGCTAAAAATTGGGATTCAGAAATACCGTCTGAAGAATATTTTTTAGAGTTGCGTAGAGTTAGTAAAAATCAAATTATTTGGGGTGGTAATTATTTTATTTCCTTTTTAGATAATACACCTTGTTATGTAACTTGGTATAAAAAAGGAACGGATAAAAACCACAGATTTTCACCAACTGAATTAGCTTGGACTTCCTTTGATAAAAAGCCTTTTTTTATAGACTTGCCTTGGATTGGGTTTGGGTATTTAAACAACCCACTTAAAGAAAAAAAAATACATCCTTGCCATAAGCCTATAAACTTGTATCAAGAAATATTAAATAACTTTGCAAAAGAAGGCGATAAAATACTAGACACGCATTTGGGCGGTGGAAGCATTGCAATAGCATGCCACAATTTAGATTTTGAATTAACAGCGTGTGAGTTAGATAAGAAATACTTTGATGCAAGTATAAAGAGAATACAAAACCATGTTTCACAACAAAGACTATTTTAATTATGAAAGAAGAAACAATTTTATTATGCACCGAATGTTACACAGGCGAGTTAAACACTTTATGGAGTGGAGACGAGGGTTGGAATGTATGCCCAGAATGTAACAGTGTTGAAGGTGGTTACTTTGAGTTATCACTTGATGAGTACGAGAGTTTAGATGGCTTGGATATTATGGCAAAGGTTGACGAATTAAGAGAGCGTGAAGCATTCCAAACTATTAAAATTACAAGACTATGAAAGTAAATGAAATATATAACGAAAACTGCCTTGATACAATGGCAAGAATGGAAGATAACTTTATTGACTTAACGGTTACATCTCCTCCTTATGATAATCTAAGAACGTATAACGGATATAGTTTTGATTTTGAAAGTATAGCAAAAGAGCTTTACAGAGTAACTAAAGATGGGGGTGTTGTTGTTTGGGTTGTTGGAGATGCAACAGTTAAAGGAAGTAAAACAGGTACGAGTTTTAAACAGGCTTTATATTTTAAAGAATGTGGTTTTAATTTTCACGATACAATAATATGGCAGAAACCCAATTACGCACCAATGTACCCAAGTGTAAAAAGGTATGATAACAATTATGAGTTTATGCTTGTATTTAGTAAAGGTCAACCAAAATCTTGGAACCCAATAAAAGACAAAGTGAAAGCTGAATCAAGTAAAAAAAGAAGTAAATACAAAAGAAGTTTTATTAATAAAGATGGAAGTAGAAAAAGTAAAGAATCTACTGATAATAATTCTGACTTTTCAAAACGGAATAATATTTGGATAATACCAAACGGACAAATAAGAGGTTTAAAACACCCTGCGGTATTTCCCGAACAATTAGCAAACGACCACATAACAAGTTGGAGTAATAAAGGAGATATTGTTTATGATTGCTTTATGGGAAGCGGAACAACTGCAAAGATGGCTTTATTAAATGATAGATATTATATTGGTTCTGAAATATCAGAAGAGTATTGCGAAATAATAGAACAAAGACTAAACCCAACACAAACTAAATTACTATGACAGAATTTAAACCAATAACCCCCGAACACGGTAAGGTATTCTACAACGGAGAGCAGATAGGTATTTATAAAAACTTTGCTTGGAGTAAAGAAGTATCTTTAGAAATAGGATATACTAAGCTTACGGTAGGATATGAAAAGAAGCATTTGATTAAAAGAATAGCATTAAAGATACATTTACTGCAACAGGAACGAATAAAAAAGCGCATTATAAAGCAACACAAACTACGCAACAGCATATACAATACTAAACAACCCTTCACGTATGGCAAAGAAACTAACAACAGGTAAACTAATTAAAAAGCTACAACCTATCTTCAACAAGTACATAAGGCTAAGAGATAAAGATAAGCCTTGCATTAGTTGCGGTAAGTATGTAGACTTTGACGATACAGACGGAGGGCATTTCTATCCAACACAAGGTTATAGTGGTTTGAGGTTTGACGAAGACAATGTATTTAAGGAGTGTAGATATTGCAACAGATACGACGAAGCACACTTAATAGAGTATGCAGAGAACCTTAAACAAAGAATAGGCTTAGAAGATTACGAAGCGTTAAAGCAACGTGCAAGAGATTACAAAGCCAACGGTATCAAATGGGATAGGGCAGAACTTGAAGAAAAAATAAAATATTATACAGAGAAGGTTAAACAATTGCCTTGCGATTGTAATAAGTACCCAACTTATTTTGATGAGGGTGGTAAACCAAGGTGCAAGAATTGTAATGAGAGGAGTTGGTTAGCAAGGTAATTGCCTACAACACAAAGCTAAAACACTTTTTTAGCAACTGTTATTGATTATTACAAAAGTTTTATTAACTTAGCAAAAAACAAAATAACTATGGAAAAGAAAGATGAATTTACAGAGGCTTTAGAAGCCAACAAACCAAACAACATTTACTACAAGCTATCTTTAGTAAAGCAAGAGATAGGAGTATTAAGCAAGAACGCTAAGAACCCATTCTTTAAGTCAGATTATTTAGATTTAAACGGTATCTTGTCAGCGGTTGAGCCTTTGCTGTTTAAACATGGGTTAGTGTTGTTACAACCTATTAATATGAATGAGGTTATGACTTTAATCACAGATACTGAAACAGAACAATCCGTACAAAGTCAAGTCATTATACCATGTAACATAACAGACCCACAAAAACTTGGTTCAGCTATCACTTACTTTAGAAGATACACTTTACAAAGTTTGTTAGCACTTCAAGCGGTAGACGATGACGGTAACCATGCAAGTAAACCAGAGCCTAAGATATTAAACAAAGAACGCTTTAACGATGCTTTAACAGCCATCAAAGGTGGTAAGATAACAGCAGAATATTTAAAGAACGAATGGGACTTGTCTGTTGAGCAATTGTCAGAACTTGAAAACTTATAGGATATGAGAAGAATTATAGAAAACACACCGATAATTTTAGCTATTTATTTCGGCTTACTATTTCATTTATCGGTTCTTAATGATGAGGCAGACACGCATAGTGTTTATGGTAAACTTCTATTTTCTGGTGTTATATCATTCAGTGGACTTGTTGTGGGTTTTTTAATACGAGAATTAATAAGATTGACCAATGGCAAGTAAAAAACTAATTACGTTCTATATCTCACAAGTTGTTATACCTATCAAACACCAAATGAATAGAGATGCTTTACAAGCTGACTTAGATGCAGATTGGACTAATGAAATGGTAGATAAATTTCTTAAACACAACTTTGAAATAGACAAGAGCAAGATAGAGATGACAACACAAGAACTACACGAGCTGATATTAAATAGTTTTCAGTTTGCAGATAGTATTGGATTGGAGTTGAACTATCCAGAAGATGAATTAGACAAATTAATAGATTTAAATATAAAATAAACAGTATGAATTACAAGGTAAAAGGAACTATCACAGCGATAGGCGAAAAAAAGACGCTAGACAATGGCGCAGTAGTATTGAACTACGTAGTTAACGATAATCAAATGTACCCAACGGAGTATAATTTTGATATGTACAAGAAAGCAGAAGACGCTAAATTTGTAGACCAGTTTTTAGAGTTTAACAAAGTTGGTGAAGATGTAGAGGTAGAGTTTACTATTAGAAGTAGAGAGTACAACGGAAGAATCTACAACAGCTTGAACCATTGGAGATGTGATAAAGCAACGACAAGCGCGCCAGTTGAAGCAAAAGAAGAAGATGACCTTCCATTTTAAACTATAAGATATGTTATTATTTATTTTACTTTTATCCGCAGTTGTTCTTTGTAGTTGGGTTCTTATCGTTATGATAAGTCATGAAAACTTTTTGAAGCGTAAGAATATTAAAGAGTATAAAAGAAGGTTTTAATGACTAGCACAGAAGCATATAACATAATAATAAGTAAAGCAAACCACTCTGTTAATTCGGGTGGTTTGTTTGTTTCTGATTGTCATAAGTTGGCGCGTATGTACTTTAAACGAATTAAAGAGATAGAGAAGCCACACGAAAGCGATGAAGCATTACTATTGAGAGATATGCTTATAACGATAGCAACGAGCAAAACAATACTACAAACGAATAAAAGACCTAGATAATTTGGTTGGTTAGAATATTATCATTACATTGACGAAAAATTAAACACATGGCTAAATATTATATAGTTGATTACGGTAAAGATACAACCGACTTAGCAGAGCTTTTAATACATCATCTAAGAGAACAAGACCATCATGTACTTGTGGCACTTACAGACCTTAATAACTACGTAGCAGCAGAAGAAATAGACGAGGATAGCTTTTTAGATATGTTTAACCTAGCAAACGAATTAACTAATTAATCGTTATATAAGTATGCTAATTAAAGAAATAAGCGAAAGACATCAAGACTGGGTAGATATTGTCAAGACTTTTGGCGGTGGTGTTTACTCAGAAGATATAGTGCAAGAGATGTATTTAAAGATACACAAGCTAGATAAAGAAGTAAATCATAGTTACGTATGGCTAACACTCCGTTCTATTTTTTACGATGTAACAAGAGTAAAGAGTAAAGTAGACGAGGTTGGGATAGGTGAGAACTTCCAAGTGTTTGAAGAATTGAAAGATAACGGTTTTGAAGATGCTTACGAAGAGCTGACTTATAGAGTAAACAAAGAGATTAAGTCTTGGTGTCATTACGACCAGAAACTATTTAAACTCTATACACAAACAGACATGAGTTTAAGAGATATACACAAGGGAACTAATATAAGCCTAACGAGTATCTTTAACACTATAAAGAATTGTAAAGCTAGAATGAAAGCTGCGATAGGCGAAGATTATGAGGACTTAATAAACGGAGATTATGATAAACTTTGATGTGTACATACCTACAACAGTTCAAAGAGATACATTAAACGAAATTCTAGTGTACTTAGAAGCGTGTGATGTTACACCCATACTATTCCCTAATAACGCAGGTAAAGAAATGTTTTGGAGTGTTTGGAATGATATGTTGAAGACGGCGGAGCAAAGCGAAGCAGAGTTATTTATCTTTATGCCAGATGACTTTACAGATTTAGACTTAGAACGAATTAAAGAGATACACGAAGCACATAAATGTAAACCTTATGCGTTTAATATTATTAACGATGGAAGAAACGGATTGTTCAACGGTGTAGTACCTGTAACGATAGATGATAAAATAATGTGTGGCTTTGTAGATTGTGGGTTCTTTTGCAATCGTGAAGCGTTAGATGCTATTGGTTACTACATGGAACAAACAGAAGTAAAGAAAGATAGTAGCGGAGTAGGTAGAAGATTAAGCAATAGATTCTTAAAGGCTAGGGTAACGATGTATAAGCCTGTTACAAGTTTAGCATGGCATGGAGACCAAGAAAGTATTATGCACAAAGAGGAGCGGAGAAAAAACCCATTGATAAGCCTATGAGAGTTATAGTAGGAATGGCAACAACTAACGAACGAAGAGCTAACGCTATTAAAGCTATGGATAGCCTAGCACCTTATGTTGACGAAATACATCTATACAACAACGACAAAGAAAGTGTAGACTATACAGATAATGCTAAGTTCTTCTACATAGACAGATACAAAGAGCCTGTATATTGGATAAGTGCAGACGATGATATAATATATCCAGAGTGGTTTGTTGATACGTGTATAGATAAGATAGAACAGTACAACTCTATTGTAACATTCCACGGTAGAAGACTAAAGGGAACAAACCTAAACTACTATAAGGAGCATTACTTATACAGCTTAAAGAACTTAATACCTAGAGATGTTAAAATAGATGTTGCAGGTACAGGAGTAAGCGCATGGAGAACAGACCATTTTAACGGTAGTGAACTTTACAAAGCTAACGATAAGAAGATGGCAGATTTAGTGTTAAGCATAGAAGCAAAGAAGCAAGGTGTAGATATTATGATGATAGCACACGACAAAGAGGATTTTATAGTTCAAGACATTCCAAAAGAATTAACTATATTTGATGAGATGAAAGATAAGCAAGAACGATTAATTGAATTAGCAAACGAAATTTATGAAACAAATTAAAGAGTATCTAACGAACCAAAAAGACTTAGCGTTAATGATGTGGTCAAACGAACTACAAAAAGAAGACTGTAACCTTGCAATGGTCAAGCATTGGTTAGATAGAGTTATAGTAATAGACCAAATGTTAAACGAATTAAAATAAGAAATAATGGAAAAGAACGAAGAGTACTACGAGAACCTAGACAAAAGAAGTAAAGAGTATAAGGAATACAAAAAAGCCTTTGAAGAAAAGAACAGCGTAGGGTTAGGGGATATAGTAGAGAAGGTAACTAAAGCTACAGGTATTAAGAAAGTGGTAGAAGCACTTACAGATGATTGTGGATGCGAAGAGCGTAAGGAAAGATTGAACGCTACTAGACTTAAACGAAGAAAGCCTTACAGATGTTTCACAGAAGACGAATATAACATACTTACTAACTTCTTTGAGAAAGGCAAGGTAAACTTAACAGGTCAAGACATTGACAAAATGATAGAGATTGAAGCAGGTATCTACAATAAGAAGTATAGCGGTAGACCATGCACACAATGTGGAAGAGAAGTCCACCAAATTTATGACACTTTAAAACTAATCTATGAGAACTATTAGTATAATATTTGCATTGCTATTGATAGGATGCACAGCAGAAGAACCACAACCAACACAAACGGTAGATTGTAACTGTAACAGAGTAACTACACATACTAGCTTTAATATGCCAGATGGTAGCTCATTCGGTGAATACACAACTATAAACGATTGTAGTGGAGTACAAACCAACGGCAATTGGAATACAGCATGGGGAAATAGTGAACCAACAAACGGAGAATGTCTATAGTGTGGCTATTCTTCATGGTTGGAACTTGTTACGCTTTAGCAGGGTTTATACTTAATTGGAGTAAACGAAAGAGATGAAGAACACAGATCCAACAAAGATAAAAGACTTAACAGGTTTTGAAGCGTATCTATTAGATAATGGTTTTAGTGTTATCTATAACGCAGATTACTTTAACACTTACACAGGTTGTAGTAGGGTTTGGACTAAAGAAAACATAAGTATAGATGTTGGTTTAATGGATAGCCCAACTAGAGTAGGATTAAGAAACTTTGTAGGAGAATTTAATAATTCATTTTTACCAACACCAATACAGTATAAACAAACACTAGATAGATATAAAAATAAGTGAACGAATCACAAGCAATAGCATTAATAACAAAATACATCTATGAGCGTAAAGGCGTTAGAGTACATCTAAGCCCTCTTACATTCATTACTGATAGAAGACAAGCAGAGATGCTAGAACGTGCAGTACAGATAGCCGTAGACTACTACAACGGCGTTAAGATGTATGTTTAAACTGTAAAGAACAATAAAAAACAATAGATATGGGTAAATTTGAGAAAGGAAATAAACTTGGAAAGGGCAGACCAAAGGGAAGCACTAACAGGAAGAAGATTATCTATAAATCTTTATATGAGGATATAGTAGGTTCTTTTAAGAGTGGTTCTTACTACGTGTATTACCATGTGGAAAATAATATTGTTATTTACATAGGTAAGGGTAGTAACGATAGAGCTTGGAATTTTAGAGGTAGACCATATAACGAGGTAGATGTAAAACTAATATGCCACAACCTTTCAGAAGAAGAAGCATTAGCAATAGAGAAAGAGTTAATAAAAATTCACAAACCATTTTATAACATTAACTATGCCATTTAAAAAAGGAGAAAGCGGAAATAAAACAGGCAGACCAAAGGGAGCAGAGAATAAACTAACTAAAGCAGCTAGAGATGTCTTTATAGAAACACTAGAAGGACAGGTAGACAATATACAAGATGCATTTGATAAAGTGCTTAAAGATAGTCCTGCTAGATATTTAGATTTATTCGCTAAGTACGCTCAATACTTTGTACCTAAGAAAACAGAGACAGATATTAAAGGAGAGTTAAGAGGTAGCTTTGATTTTAACAAGACACTAAAGAAGTTAAGGGGAGAAGATGATTAACGAAAAGTACTTAGTACTAGATGAGCCTAGCAGATACTTTATCGTAACAGGTGGGCGTGGTTCTGGTAAGTCTTATTCTATCAATACTCTTCTATGTTTACTTACGGCAGAAGCAGGACACACTATCTTATTTACTAGGTACACATTAAGAGCTGCAAGTATATCAATCATTCCAGAGTTCTTAGAGAAGATAGAGGTGTTAGATATGCAAGAGCAATTCCACATAACTAAAGACGAAATAATAAACCTAAACACAGGGAGTAAGATACTGTTCAGAGGTATTAAAACAAGTAGTGGTAACCAGGTAGCTAACCTTAAGTCTTTACAAGGTGTTACAACGTGGGTACTAGATGAAGCAGAGGAACTAATAGACGAAAAGATATTTGACACTATAGACTTATCGGTAAGGCAGAAGGGAATACAGAACAGGGTTATAATGATAATGAACCCAACAACTAAAGAGCATTTTATCTATAATAGATTCTATGAGGGTAAGGGAGTTCAAGAGGGGAGTAACCTAACTAAAGGAGATACAACTTACATACACACAACATACTTAGACAACATAAACAACCTTTCAGAATCATACATAAACCAAATAGAAGACATTAAGAAGCGTAGACCAAAGAAGTACGCACATCAAATACTTGGTGGTTGGTTAGATAAAGCAGAGGGTGTTATCTTTGATAATTGGAAGTTAGGAGAGTTCAAGCACGTTGGTAAGAGTGTATTCGGTCAAGATTTTGGGTTTAGTGTTGACCCTACAACGTTAGTAGAAACGAATATAGACAGCACAAATAAAACCATCTATCTTAAACTACACTACTACAAGCCTAACTTAACTACATCTCAGATAGCAGAGTTAAACAATAGGATAGCAGACAACGCTTTAATAGTTGCGGATAGTGCAGAGCCTAGGCTTATTAGTGAACTACTAGCAAAGGGCAATAACATACTACCAACTATAAAGGGTGCAGGTAGCGTTACGTTTGGAATAAGCATGATGCAAGACTACGATTTAATCATAGACCCAGATAGTACAGAACTCATTAAGGAGTTAAATAACTACTGTTGGTTAGAGAAGAAGAGCAACACACCAATAGACAACCACAACCACGCCATAGATGCTATTAGATACGCTGTAAGTTATCAATTAGATAATCCAACAAGAGGTGAGTACTTTATAGGATAATTAGTATATTTGCAATCCTACCTTGTTTGGTTTCGGGGTAGGTGTATTATTATAGGGGGTTATTGTTCTAAGGTGAACGCCCCCTTTTTTCATTTGCTACAATTTCTTCTTATTTCGTTTAATAAGTATGGACATCAAGTTAACAATACCAACAGAGCAAAAAGATATAAGCCTTAGACAGTTTCAAGAGTTTGCTAAACTAGGTGAGGCGCAAGATGAAAACTTCCTACAGCAGAAGATGATAGAGTTATTCTGTAACGTTAGGCTTAATCAAGTTTTATTCATAGACCACAGAGAGGTTAAGAGGTTAAGCGAAGATATCACAGAGATACTAAACCGTAAACCAGAGCCTATTTATAGGTTTAAGATTAAAGGGCAAGAGTTTGGTATGATACCTAACCTTGAAGCAATGACCTTTGGCGAATACGTAGACCTTGATACCTACATAGGAGATTGGCAAACGATGCACAAAGCAATGGCTGTTCTATTTAGACCAATAGACGTTAAGCATAAAGATAAGTACACCATATACCCATACACAGGAGCAGATGAATTTGCAGACCTTATGCAGTTTATGCCTTTAGATGTTGTAATGGGTGCAATGGTTTTTTTTTATCGTTTAGGGAACGAATTACTGAAAGCTACCCAAAGCTATTTAGTGGAGGAAGTAAGGGAGATGGTTTCAACTACAGACAACAATTTTCCCAAAAGTATGGATGGTATAATTCAGTCTATACACTCGCAAAGGGAGATATTAATCAACTTGATAGAGTTACAGAGTACGGAGTTAGACAATGCCTTACCCTATTAAATTACGAAGCAGATAAGCAAGAGGTAGAGAACCTTATAATTAAACAAAGCATGAAATGACAAGTTTTTACGATGTAACACAAACTATAAAAACCCAATTACTATTAGATGAGTACTGCAATACGGTAAACTTTGGCAATATAGATGAAGTACTTTTAAATAAGCAAGACATCTATCCTTACTCACATCTTATACTTAACCAAGCTACGTACGAAGGTAAACTAATGAGGTTTAACTTGTCTGTAATATGTATGGATATAGTAGACATAAGCAACGATACAACAACAGATATATTTTTAGGGAACGATAACTTGCACGATATACTTAACACACAATTAGCGGTTATCACAAGATTATTAGAGGTATTACGTAAAGGGAGTAGTGCTAATACATTCATGTTAGATGGTAACGCAACGCTAGAGAACTTTACAGATAGGTTTGAACATGGTGTAGCAGGATGGACTGCAACATTTGATATAGTAATTAACCATGCTATGACAAAATGCTAGAGTATTCAGAAGAACAACTAAGAGACTTTGCAAAGTCAGTTATTCGCAACGCTAAGAGAAATCTTAAACGCAAGAAGAGTAACACACGTAACTTAGAGGGTTCTTTAGATTATGAATTGAAAGTACACAAGAACAGCTTTAGCTTGTCGTTTTATATGTTGCCTTACGGTGAGTTTGTAGACCAAGGAGTAAGCGGTAAGAAGAAGAAATACAACACACCATTTAGTTTTAGGTCTAAGATGCCACCATCTAAACCTATAGACAAATGGATAAAGCAAAGAGGAATAAAGGGAAGAGATAAGAAAGGTAGGTTTATAACGAATAAGAGTTTAAGTTTTCTAATTAGAAGAAGCATATTTAACAACGGTATCAAGCCTAGTTTATTCTTTACAAGACCTTTTGAAACAGCATTTAAGAAACTACCAAACGAATTAATAGAGCAATTCGGTTTGGATGTAGATACATTTATAGATGAAACAATAAGCAACTAATGGCAGATACAGCAATATTTGTAAGAAGTCCTTACATAGTAACACAATCGGGAACAGCAAACGATGCTATAAGAGCAGAGTTATTTTTATGGAATGACCCAGACAGCATACCATCAACTGCAACATATACACTGAGTAAACCTATACCTAGCTCACTAATAACGCAAGTACATTTTGACATTAGTCCATATTGTAGGGAGTACATAAGCCATTCAACATTTACAGAAGTAACGGCAGATACAACCGCACCTGTAGGGGAATATTGTTACTGTTATGTTAAGGTGTATAAAAACGGAGTACTACAAACAGGTGGTGGTTCTTATACTGCTGAGTTAATAGCCTTTGATGGGTTTAGTTGGTATGAAGATGGATATAACACAGGGTATGTTAAGGGGTTCTTAAATGATGGCACATACTACGTAAGCGACACAGGCGGTTGTGGTGGTGTTTATTACCATGATGACCAAGCGGTAACATGGACTGCTGTTTATGTAGGTTTAACAACAGGCGGTGCAGGTACAACGATAACACTAGGGGAGACAGTTGGTTATATTCCTTATGTACATTCTTCTTATGTTGGTGAGGGTAACACATTAACTATTAAACGAGATGGTGTAACGGTAAGCACTTATAGGTTTGAAGAGATATGCGAAGGTAAGTTTACAGTATTAGATTGTGATTTCGTTAACAAGTATGGAGCATGGCAAAGGCTTGTATTTTTCAAAGCATCTAGTGAATCAATGGAAATGAGTAACACGGAGTACTTCTTAATGCCATCTAACATAAACTACACTGTAACAGATAACAGAAAACAAGTATTTAATGTTAATGGTCAAAGGTCTATAAAGTGTAACACTGGATGGGTTCCAGAAGCGTACAAAGAAGTCATTAAAGAGTTGATGATGTCAGAGCGCATACTTATAGATAACGAACCTGTAAAGTTAAAGACTAAATCTACTCAGTTGTTTAAACACCTAAACGACAACAACATTAACTACGAGTTAGAATTTGAATATTCTCACAATATGCTAAACTATGTGATATAATGAGGACTGTACAATTATACGTAGACAACCAAAGGTTAGACCTGTTTCAAGATGAGCAAATTCAGATAACATCTTCTATACAGAATATTCAAGATATTGCAAAGGTGTTTACAGACTTTACACAAACTTTTACTGTACCTGCTTCACCTAACAATAACGCTATCTTTGACCACTACTACAATAACGATAACGATGGTACATTTAAAGCAAAGGTTAGAGCAAGTGCAAGGTTAGAAATTAACCAAACACCATTTAGAAAAGGTAAGGTACAACTAGAGGGAGCTAACATAAAAGACGGTCAAGCTGAAAGTTATAAGATTACTTTTTACGGTGATTTAGTAACACTTAAAGACTTGTTTGGAGATGACAAGTTAAGAGATTTAGATTACTCAACACTACAGGAAGAATTTAATGGTGCTAACGTACAGTCAGCAATAGAAAGTAGTTCTGCCCAAAATGTAATGTACCCTTTAATAAGTTCTAGTAAAGTATGGACTTATGCAGACGGTGGAACTTACGATGTTAGCGATATAACCAAACCTATTGAATATACAGAACTATTTCCTGCTATTAAAGACCCTAAAATAATTGATTTAATAGAAGCTAAATACGGTGTAACATTTACAGGTAACTTTCTAACAGACCAAAGATTCACTTCTAGCTATACATGGTGGAAGAATAGAGAAACACCAGACTTTACAAGTGAACCATATCCATTAACTTTTAATAGTGGGGGTTCAAGTTGTGCAGCAACAGACATAGCAGGTTTTGTAGGTACTAACCAAGTTAACATAAGCTACCTTTCACCATACACAGATATAACAACGCCTGTAGATTGGCAACAGTGGACAGGAGCAGCAGGTAATCACCATATAAGAGTACATATCTTTAACACTTCTACAAGTAACACATGGTATTTAGACACCTATAAGAATGGAACTTTAAATGGTACTGTTACAGGTAGTGGTGATGTATCAAACAACCTTGCTTTAGATTTTCTTTATAATACAAACGGACTTACAGGTGATGTTTGGACTTTTGAACTTAGAAGTGATGGAGCGTTAACTTTTGATTACACGGTACAATACTATTTTAGTATTCCATACATAAACACATCTAGCCAATACGATACACTAACTTTGTCTTGTTCGTTTTCTGAAAGTTCAGCAAGTATTACAAACTATTTAGACTTTAACTCTTCTGCACCAGATATAAAGGTGGGAGATTGGTTTAGTGGAATATTAAAACAATTTAACCTTACTTGCTACCCATTAACAGATGATTTAACTTTTCAGATTGAGCCATTAGACCAATGGTACAACTTTGGAGATTCGCACGACATCACACCTTATGTAGATGTTAAAGACATAAAGATAGATAGACCAAAACTATACGAAGAGATAACTTTTGCATGGGAAGATAGTAAGTCTTTTATGAATGAGAACTTTCTTGAAACTAACAACAGGCAGTACGGTGGATTAAAAGAAACTTTTCCTTTGTATGATGGTGGTAAGTATGAAGTAAAACTACCCTTTGAGAATTTGCTTTTTAGTAAGTTCACAGGGCAAAACTTACAAGTAGGATATTGTTTAACTAAAGCACCAGACTATAAGCCTTACATACCTAAACCTGTAAAGCTGTATTTATATGAAAACCAAACAACAGATGTAAGTTTTTACTTTGACAACGATAGTACGGTAGATGAGATAACAAACTATATGCCATTTGGAACGGACTGTAAGAGAAACTTACAAGACCACTCTATGAACTTTGGAGAGGAAGTTAGTAGTTTATTATTAGAGCCAAACCCAAACAGTTTATATAAAAGTTTCTATTATCCGTATCTATCAAACCTATTTAACGACAAGACAAGGATAGTTACGTTAGAATGTATTTTACCACTAAGCATACTTACAAAGTTAACCTTAGACGATGCGTTATTTATAAGGGATAAGAAATATCGTATTAACGACATGAAGGTAAACCTTACAAGTGGTAAGTGTAACCTTGTTTTGATTAGCGATTGGGTAAGTGTACGAAGAAGAATACAACCAGACACAGTACCAACAGCAGGGGGTTGTATATTCATACCTATTAAGCCACCTAAAGGCGGTTGGATAATAGTTTCGGGTACATTAGCAGAAGATGTAACAGTAACACCATCTTTACCATCAGACCCTATAAATGGACAGACTTACATCCGAGTTTGTTTTCCATCAAACACTACAGGGGTACAAGTTGTACAAGGATTAACTTTTACAGGTTACTATTCAGATGGAACTGTAGCATGGACTGAAACAGAATATTTTCAACAAGTAGACAGTGATAGTTACCTATTAGAAGAGGGTGGCGGTTATCTATTACAAGAGGACTTCTTTAAGATTAAGTTATGATAAAGACAATATTAGAATTATTAAGTACAAACGAATACTTAGGGCAAAGCGAATTAATAGACATTGCTAAAGGTAAGTATGAATTAACTACGGACTTAAAAGGTAAGCGTAGACAAAGAAAACAAATAGAAGCATGGCAAAAGAAGTAAGATTAAAACTAACAGCAGACGCTTCACAAGCGGAAAAGGCTTTAGCTAAATTTGGTGCTTCCTTAAAAGATATAAGGGAGAGTGAATTTGAGCCGTTAAATTTTGCCATAGGTGAATTAGAAGACCGTCTTTATGAGATGGCTGCAAGCGGTGATACAACGAGCGACACTTTCAAGGAAATGTCAGCCGAGGTTGGTCGTATG